AAGATAGTGGAAAGCTGATGATTTCTGTTCTGTCTGCGGTGGCAGAGATTGAACGGGAGAATATCCTTGTTCAGACAATGGAAGGACGAAAGCAGAAAGTCAGGGAAGGAAAATGGAACGGTGGATTTGCTCCATATGGCTATGAATTGGTAAATGGAGAATTGCAGATTGCAGAGGATGAAGCAGAGATTATTCGTCTGATCTATGACAAATTTATTCATACTAATATGGGAATCTCTGCGATTGCTGCATGGCTGAACCAGCATGGATATAAAAAGAAAAAGCGACAAAATAACACACTGGACGCATTTGCTTCTTCCTTTATAAAAGGCGTTCTGGATAATCCGGTATACTGCGGAAAGTTGGCTTATGGACGAAGGAAGAACGAGAAAGTTTCTGGAACAAGAAATGAATATCGCATTGTAAAACAGGAAAATTATATGCTGCACGATGGTATCCACGAAGGGATTATTTCAGAAACAGATTGGGAGCTGGCACATCAAAAACGGGAAAAAACAGGTGTGAAATATGAAAAGACGCATAGTCTGGATCATGAGCATATCTTATCTGGAATATTGAGATGTCCGTTATGTGGAAGCGGTATGTATGGGAACGTGAACCGAAAGAAAAAGAAAGACGGAACCTTATATAAGGATTATTTCTATTATGCCTGTAAACATCGTCGTCTGGTAGACGGTCATAAATGTGGATATCGTAAACAATGGAGTGAGGAGAAGATTAACAATGCAGTGGAAGAAGTTATTCGGAAGCTGGTGAAGAATCCGAAATTTGAAGAAGCAATTCTGAATAAAATCGGTTCAAGAATAGATACAGAAGAAATAGAAAAAGAGGTTGAAAGATTGGAAAAGCAGCACAAGCAGTTGACCGGAGCAAAAGCAAGACTTGGACAGCAGATGGATAGTCTGGATATCATGGATAAATTTTATGAAAAGAAATATCAGGATATGGAGACACGCTTATATCGTCTATATGATGAAATTGAAGGCGTGGAGAACAGTATAGAAGAAGTCAAGAATCGCCTGCTGAATATCCGGCAACAGAAAATATCAGAAGAAAACGTCTATCAATTTCTTTTATATTTTGATAAACTATATGATAAGTTCACCGACCTGGAGAAGAAAGAATTTCTTAACAGCTTTGTAGAACAGGTGGACATTTACGAGCAGGAGCAGCCAGATGGCAGATTCCTGAAGCACATAAAGTTCCGTTTTCCGGTGTATTTTGGAGACAGGGAGACACAGGAACTTTGTTGGGACAACGAAAGCACCGTTGAGACTGTGTGCCTCTTGAGCAACCGAAAACCAGATACCACGGTAAAACTCAGCGTGGATATGGATGATTACTACCGTATTAAAGATGGTAAAGAGCCTAAATAAAACTGAATAATACACTGAAACAAAGCAAGACAGAAGCTGTTGATGCGTTAGAAGATAACGTGTCAGCGGCTTTTTCTTTTTATCTAAAAATCTATTAGTCAAGTCTGAAAGGAGTCAATTCTATGGCAAAGAAAAACGTAAGAAATATTAAGGTTTGTGGACAGAGCGGTTATAAATATGAGACAGTTCCGGCGATTACATTAAAAGGAAAATGGCTGGAAGAGTTGGGATTTCATCTTGGGGATTATGTGCAGGTGAAATGTGAAAATGGTCAGATGATTATCACACCGGATGTGAATAAATCACAGGAGCAGGAAGCAAAAAAAGCATTTATGGATGAGGAGATTAAGAAACTGAAAATCAGATACCAGAATGAAAAGGAAGAAATTACTGCAAAATATGTGGCAGAGCAGAGTGCAGGCTGTTATGGAAAGAAAGCGAAAGTGAATACGAACGTTACAGGGCGTTCTGCGGATGATCTGCGTGAACGCTTAAATTTTATTAAAAAATATATCTGAGGAGGATACGGATTATGACGATTCAGGAATTAATGGAGAAGAGAGCTAAGGTATGGGAAGCGGCAAAGAATTTTGTGGATACCCATGAGAATGAAAACGGGGTGCTGTCTGCGGAGGACAGTGCTGCCTATGAGAGGATGGAAGCGGAGATTGAGGATCTGACAAAGGCGATTGACCGCCACCGCAAGGCTGAGGAAATGGAAAAGAACCTGAACCAGCCGGTAAACCAGCCGCTGACCGGGAAGCCTTATGCAGGCGGCCAGGGTGAGCCAAAGACAGGACGTGCTTCTGATGAATACCGCAGGGCAATGCTGAATGCACTGAGAAGCAACTTCCGCCAGGTTTCCAATACCCTTCAGGAGGGAGTGGATGCCGACGGCGGTTATCTGGTTCCGGAGGAGTATGACAGAAGACTGGTTGATGTTCTGAATGAAGAGAATATCATGCGCCGTCTTGCCACAAGGATCGTGACTTCCGGGGAGCACAAGATCAATATTGCAGCTACCAAGCCGGCGGCAAGCTGGATTGAGGAAGGCGGGGCGCTGACTTTCGGGGATGCGACTTTTGACCAGAAGATCCTGGATGCACATAAGCTTCATGTGGCGATTAAGGTAACAGAGGAACTGCTTTATGACAATGCCTTTAATCTGGAAAATTACATTATTGTCCAGTTTGGAAAAGCACTTGCCAATGCGGAAGAGGATGCCTTCCTGAACGGAAACGGAACAGGGAAGCCGACCGGTATTTTTGACGGAACAGGCGGCGGACATCTGCTGAATACGCTGGCTGCAGCTTTGAAATCAGATGACATGCTGGATCTGGTGTATGGCCTGAAACGTCCGTACCGTAAAAATGCATCCTTTATCATGAATGATGCAACACTGCCTTCCCTTAGAAAGCTGAAGGACAATAACGGTGCTTATATCTGGCAGCCGGCTTATCAGGCAGGAGAACCGGACAGGATTCTGGGATATAAGGTGGAGACTTCTGCCTATGCACCGAAGGACGGTATCGCTTTTGGGGATTACAGTTATTACAACATTGGTGACCGTGGAAACAGATCCTTTAAGCAGCTGAATGAACTGTTTGCAGGCAACGGAATGATCGGTTTTGTTGCAAAGGAACGTGTGGACGGAAAACTGGTTCTTCCGGAAGCTGTGCAGATCATGAAACTGAAAGCTGACTAATAGAAAAACATGGGAACTGGCAGGAAAAAGCAGACCTGCCAGTTCTGCTTTTGAGGTGATGCAGTTGGTTGTGACAGTAAAGGAAATGAAGAATTACCTGCGGGTGGATTTTGACGATGATGATGTGCTGCTTTCTGATCTGATCGAACAGGGGCAGCAGATCTGCATGGACGTGGCAAGGATCACGGATGAGGATGAGTTTGAAGATCTGCAGGGGACGAAGATTGCCGTGCAGTATGCGGCTGCCTATCTGTATGAACACAGGGAGGAAGCGGATCACCATCAGCTGGTGATGGATCTGCGGTGCCTGCTGTTTGGAGTGAGGAAACCGGGGTTCTGAGGTGGTTGTTTTGAATATTGCATTGATGAATGAAAAGGTGATTTTTCAGAAGTGTTCTGTTGTGAAGGACGGGATCGGGAATCACAGGAATGAGTGGACAGAGGATTACAGCTGTTTTGCGACAATAGGCGGTGAGGGGCTTGCCAGTTCCAGGGAAGCGGAAACTGCAGGGACTGTGGTGGAGGATGTGGGAATGACTGTGACTGTGCGGTACTGTAAAAAGACTGCAGGTATCCGGTCTGTTACCCACAGGATTCTGTTTCGTGATCAGGTGTACGACATTGTGAGTGTGGACCATCTGAATTATAAGAAGAAGTGTCTGAAATTCACATGCAGGAAGGTCCGGAGGTGAGAGCATGGCAGGGGACAGGTGTACAGTCAGCCAGATGGCAGATGTGATCATGGAAGGGCTGGAAGAGTATGCACAGCTTGCGGCGGATGATATGAAAAAGGCGGTAAAGAAGGCAGGGACACAGGCAAGGAAGGATATACAGGAGAATGCCCCTGTGAAGACTGGTGCCTACGCAAAGAGCTGGGCGGCGAAGACCACGAAGGAAACTGCAAATGCAATGGAGATCGTGGTGTATTTCAGAAACAGGTACCAGCTGGCCCATCTGCTGGAGTTCGGCCATGCGCTGAGAAAAGGCAGCAGGACAAGGGCATTTCCCCATATTGCACCTGCGGAGGAACGGGCTGCGCAGACTCTGGAACGGGAAATGGAGAAGGCACTGAGGTGATGGCGGGAGGTGAAAGCATATGACACTGGAAGAACTGGCAGGGATGCTGGAAAAGACTGGTTTTCCTTTTGCTTATGACCATTTTGCGGAAGGGGAAAGCCCGAAGCCTCCGTTTATCTGTTATCTGCTTCCCGGCAGTGATAATTTTGCGGCAGACGGGCGGGTATATTTCCGGATCAGTGAAGTGAGGATAGAACTTTACACGGACCGGAAGGATCCGGGGGCAGAAGCTCTGGTGGAAACAGTTCTGGATGATGCCGGGATTTTTTATAATAAGTCGGAGGTCTGGATCCAGAGCGAAAAGCTGTATGAGGTACTGTACAGTATGGAACTGTAATGATTTGTTAAATGATGGAGGGATAATATGTCTGATAAGAATAACAAGGTAAAGTATAACCTGAAAAATGCGCATTACGCATTACTGACGATCGGGGAGGACGGGGCGGTGTCCTATGCAGCACCGGTGCCGCTTCCGGGATCCGTATCACTGTCCCTGGATGCCAACGGGGAGCCGGAGAATTTTTATGCGGACGGTATTGCGTATTATGTGATCAACAACAATATGGGGTATGACGGTGATCTGGAGCTTGCATTGATTCCGGAGAGTTTCAGGACAGATGTGTTGAGGGAAAAGCTGGATGCCAAGGGTGTTCTGATTGAAAACTCGGATGCAGAACTGGCACTGTTTGCCCTGCTTTTTGAGTTTGACGGGGATGTGCGCCATATCCGCCACGTGATGTATAACTGTTCGGCTTCCCGTCCGAAGATTGAGGGCAAGACCAACGAGGAGAAGAAGGAAGTGCAGACGGAAACGCTGACTGTCAAGGCTACGCCGCTGTCGGATGGAAAGGTGAAGGCGAAGACAGGAGATACTACGGATACAACTGTTTATGCAGACTGGTACAAGGCGGTGTATCTGCCGGCTGCGGATCCGGCTTCTTTGCAGGCTGATAATGGTGGAAAGTCTGTTGTGGATGCTACAGGAAATGGAAAAGCACTGAGCTGAGGAGATTCAGATATGAGCATGATGAAGAAGATTGAGATTGACGGGAAGGCGGTTGCTTTTAAGGCATCGGCCGCCATTCCGCGTATTTACAGGATTAAGTTCCAGAGGGATATCTACAAGGATTTATCTGTTCTGGAAAAGAGTATCGGGGATGGGGATCCGGAAAAGTCCTCACTGGATCTGTTTTCCCTTGAGATGTTTGAGAACATTGCTTATGTGATGGCGAAACATGCGGATCCATCCATTCCGGATAATCCGGAGGACTGGCTGGATGAGTTCAACACGTTCAGTATTTACCAGGTTCTGCCGAAGCTGATCGAGCTGTGGGGAATGAACATCAGGACGGATGTGGAGGCTAAAAAAACTTCATGCAACAGACCGTGAAATGACAACTCCCCTGTTTCTTCTCCGGTGTGTGCAGCTGGGGATTTCCATCCGGGATCTGGATCTGCTGACTATCGGGATGGTGAATGATATGTTTGTGGAGAGCAGGAACGATGAGTATAAGGGATGGAGACAGGTTGCCACGCAGGAGGATTTTGACAGGTTCTGATCTGATGATTGTGGGTGACAGGATGCCTGGAAAAAGGTATAATGGTTTTATCAAATCGAAATTTGTGGAGGGGAGCCCAATGAAAGAAAAAACTTATCATACTCGATGCGGAACGATTCACTATTGGGCAAGCGTGTCAAACCCGGATACAATTACGCTTGTTCTTCTACCGGGATTGACGGTAGACCATAGATTGTTTGATAAGCAGATTCAGTATTTCGAGAACAGGTATAATGTTATCGTCTGGGATGCACCGGCACACGCTTCCTCATGGCCGTTTCGGTTTGATTTTGATTTGTTCGACAAGGCAAAATGGCTGGATGATATCTTAAACCAAGAAGGACTTACAAAGCCTGTTATTGTCGGTCAGTCTATGGGTGGATATGTGGGACAGGCTTATGCGCATCTTTACCCAGACAAAATGACAGGCTTTGTCTCCATTGACTCTGCACCGCTGCAACGAAGCTATGTGACGGCAGTTGAGATCTGGCTTTTGAAACGGATGGAGCCGGTATATGCTCATTATCCGTGGAAATGGCTCCTGAAATCGGGGTCGGAAGGCGTTGCCACGACTGACTATGGTAGAAGCCTCATGCATGAAATGATGCTGACTTATGACGGAAACCAGAAACGCTATGCACAAATTGCTGGACATGGCTATCGTATTTTGGTAGCGGCCATGGAAAAGAATCTGCCGTATGAAATCAAGTGTCCCGCATTATTGATGTGCGGCACACAAGATCACGCTGGTTCGTGTATACGGTACAACAAAGCATGGCATCGCAATACGAAAATTCCCTTGACGTGGATCGAAGGAGCAGGACACAATTCCAATACAGACAAACCCGAACAGGTGAATCGTTTGATAGAGGAATTTGTTGCTGATATTTTATAACAGACAACTTCTTGTTTGAAAAATTGAGAAAACGTAATATTGAACAAAAAAGAAATGCACAGTTCTTAGCTTATCGTGAACTGTGCATTTTTGTAAATAAATACTTTTAATTAGCCGATTACGGCATCCTCTGCTGTAAAATGTTCCAGAGAATTTTCTTTTACCTGAATGCAGATATAAGTAATTCCAGAAATATCGGATGCAAAAAACTGACGCTTTGCAGCAGGTGCGATTTTTAGCCAGTCTCCAGTTGAAAGGCTAATTTCTTCTCCATCAATTATGGCTTTGCCATTACCTGAAAGAATTCCATAGATTTCTTCATTTTCTTTATGAGAATGAACAAATGGGATATTTGTTCCTGCAGGTAGTTCGTTTAAACTGATTTCTGCACCTGTTAAAGACAACTTTTCATGCAGCTCAATTCGGTTTTCCTTTCCAATAGTTGTTTTTGTGTAATTTGCCATAATAATACCTCCATAGTTAATTTGTAGTTTCTAGTTGCTTGGTGTTAGTATAGTGTGAGACACATACAAAAACAAGTACGCACCTTTTTGTAACTGTACACTCAAAATCGAATGTGTTACAATAGCCTCGGAGGTGAGAATTATGCGAGCAAAAGAAGAATTACCGGAATGCCCAGTTGCAACAGCAGTATCTCTCATCGGAGGAAAATGGAAACTGCTGATTTTGCGTAACTTGAAAGAGCGTCCATGGAGATTCAATGAGCTACAACGAAGTATAGATGGTATTTCACAAAAGGTTTTGACAGATAGTTTAAGACAAATGATGAGTGATGGACTGGCATATCGCCACGATTACCATGAGCAGCCACCAAGAGTTGAATACGGCTTAACGGAACTCGGAACAAAAATGCTTCCAATTGTTAATTCACTTGCTGACTTTGGTAACTACTATAAATCAATTATTGAACAGAATTAAGGACGTTAGTATTTGAAAAGCTCGAACAATTCCAGTTTGCAGGGCAGGCGGCTGTCATGGAGATGAAGAAGAATGGATGAGAAGAAAGCTTACTGGTTTGAACAGCCATATATGCCGCAGATGAAAAATATTGCGGTGGCACCTGTTATTCTGGAAGATGGAAGGCTGTCTTTCTGTGTTCCGGGAGATGGTGGTCCTCCGTGGTCAGGGGTGTGGAATCTGACGGGAGAGGTTGTTCTGGACGGGGATGATTATTTTGAGTTCCAGTGTGATGATGAAGTGATGCATAGACTGGGCGGAACGTATAAGTTTTATGCATTGGATATTGATACATTCCGACGGGAAACACGCCGGTGGATATCTCAGGGAAAAGAAATTGCAGACTGCTGTAAAACAACAGAAGAACTGCATGAATGGTATCTGAAACACTGGACTTACAACAGATAGGATGATTATATTTACGAAGGCATCAGTCAGTTGGCTGGTGCTTTTTTCGTGGGGAAATGGAGGTGGCGGGATGTATCCTGTGATGAAGGTGGAGCAGAGACACCGGTTTTCTTCCAGTTTTTCGGATTTTATCACCAGGTACACGGCAGTGAGTTCCACCAACAAGCAGACGCAGATTGCAGAGTATTATGCTCTGGATCCGGATAATGGGCTGACCATGAACCTGGGAGTGAACCCGCTTCTGCAGTTTGGGTTAAAGGAGACCAGGGAGATGCTGTGCAGGAATATCCTGGCGGATCTGTCCGTGATCCGGTATGTGCCGTTTGATTCGGATACCATCGGGAACCCTGCCCTGGATCCGGGGGATGTGCTGACGTTTGCAGGAGGACAGGCGGATGAGGGACAGATTACCTGTATCACTTCCATCCGGCAGAAGATCGGGGGAAAACAGAGCCTGAAATGTGTGGGAAAGAATCCGAGGCTGGCTCAGGCGAAGTCAAGGAATGACAAGAATATTTCGGGGCTGCTGAACCAGATTGAAGACAATGCAAAGACCGGGAAGATCGGGATCCATACGTTTACCAATGCTTCTGCGCATGAAATCGGGCAGACCAGGGTGAAGCTGGTCAGTATCCAATTTGCTTCTTCTGAGGAAAACCATATGCAGTTTTTTGCACAGATTGTTGTGGATGTGGCTGCGGATCATGTGGAACGGTCTGCAGAGGCATCCGGGACTGTGGTGCTTCCGTTTCCGGGTGGAAGCGGCAGTGGAACTGGATTTTGAAAAGAACCTATTGTATTCCATCACCTTTGGGACTTCCAGTGTGACCATTACGAAGATCCGGATCCCGGTGTTTAATATCGGGCTGAATGAGAAGCTGGATGATACCACTTATACCGTACTGGAGGAACAGACACTGACAACGGAAAGTTTTACGTTTCTGGGTGATTATACGAAGTACGGGGAATTTATGGACGGACATGACGGATACTGGTATGGGTTTTCCAATGAGCCGAATTCTTCCGGGGATGCGAAGATGGTATGGATCCGGATCTCCAAAAAGGATTATTCCTTTACGGAGGGAAGTTGGACACTGTCCAAGGCGAAGCTTTCGGAAGTAGGCACAAGGGCAAAGGATGGTTCCTATCCGGAGCGGAATGTAAAATGCTGTGTGAGGAAGGGGTATCTGTATGTGCCTTCCTATGACAAGAAGGGAGTTTATAAGATCAATACTGCAAATTCAGCGGATGTGACGCTGATCCCGCTGGGCTTTACTTCCAAGCTGAAATCTCTTGGCGAGGCAGGTTCCTGTGAGGTGTATATGACACTGCTCGGAGACATGATCGTGGCAGGGGATTTCCAGATCACGGCGGATGACAGGGTGATCAAAACGCAGGGGAGCGCAAGGTTTGAAGCTATGGCAACGCCTTTGTTCCAGTATAAGAACTTTGTGTTTATGTGGGGCGGCAGTTACGGGAAGGAGCACAGGTGTGCTTACCTTCTGACGCCTTATCTGGCAAGTATCAATAATCTTTCGTCAGCGGTGGTGAAGAATACGGATAAGACTATGAAGATCACGTATACGCTGACAGAAGAAACAATGTAGGTCTTTCTGCCGCAGGGCATGAAGATAGAAAACTTATTTACGGCAGTTCTCAGAAATGGGAGCTGCTTTTTTCATGGGAGGAGGATTCTGGCATGAAGGAATTTTGGAACTTTATTCAGATGGTTTTTATGGCTGTAGGCGGATGGCTGGGCTGGTTTATGGGAGGCTGTGACGGGCTTCTGTATGCCCTGATCGCTTTTGTGGTGATCGATTACCTGACCGGGGTGATGTGTGCTTTTGCGGACCATACGCTTTCCAGTGAGGTGGGCTTCCGGGGGATCTGCAGAAAGGTGCTGATCTTTTTGCTAGTGGGAATGGCGAATATTCTGGATGTGGCTGTGATTGGGAACGGATCTGTGCTTAGAACGGCGGTGATCTTTTTCTATATTTCCAATGAGGGTGTGAGTTTGCTGGAGAATGCAGGGCATCTGGGGCTGCCGATCCCGCAGAAGATGAAGGATGTGCTGGAACAGCTGCATGACAGAGGGGAAGGGAGTGATGGGGAATGAGGATTGCAAGGGAGAAATTTATCGCAGATATTGCGGGATATGTGAAGAAGTATGCAGGACAGTATGGGATTCTGGTGTACTCGCCTGTGATCGCACAGGCAGTGCTGGAATCTGGATGGGGTGAGAGCAGGCTGGCCAGTCAGTACCATAATTATTTCGGACTGAAATGCGGCACCAGATGGACTGGCAGGTCTGTAAATATGCGTACACAGGAAGAATACATGGAAGGGACGCTGACTTCCATCCGTGATAATTTCCGGGTGTTTGATTCCATGGAAGAGGGCGTGAAGGGTTATTTTGAGTTTATTCAGCTGGAACGGTACCGAAACCTGCAGGGAATCCGGGATCCGCAGGAGTATCTGGAAACCATCCGTGCTGATGGGTATGCCACTTCTTTTTCCTATGTGGAAGACTGCATGAAGGTGATCCGTCAGTATGAACTGACAAGATTTGATGAAGGGGGATGCGAGACTATGGCAAAGACTGCTGAGAGTGTTCTGGATGTGATGAGGGGCTGGCTTGGGTTCAGTGAGGCCAATGGAAAGTTTAAGGAGATTATTGATCTGTATAACAGTGTGAAGCCGCTTCCCAGAGGATATGCGGTGCAGTATTCGGATGAATGGTGCGATACCTGTGTGTCTGCTGCAGGGATCAAGGCAGGATGCAGTGAGCTGATCGGCAGGGAGTGCGGTGTTGAGGAGCATGTGAAGATTTTTAAAAAGCTGGGGATCTGGATTGAAGATGGTACTATTACACCGGAGCCGGGTTATGTGATTGTCTATAACTGGGATAAGGCAGCACAGCCGAATGACGGGTACAGTGATCATATTGGTTTTGTGGAGAAGGTTTCCGGCGGAATGGTAACTGCTATTGAAGGTAACCGGGGTGAAAAGGTTGACAGAAGGGTGCTCCCTCTGGGATGGGGATTTATCCGTGGATATGCGGCTCCGCGGTATGAGAAGGCTGCGAATGAAACCGGCGGGAATACCGGTACAGGAAAGAAGAGTGTGGAAGCTGTGGCGAAGGAAGTGCTTGCCGGAAAGTGGGGGAACGGCGAGGACAGAAAGAAGAGACTGCAGGCTGCGGGATATGATTATGGGGCAGTGCAGGCGAAGGTGAATGAGCTGGTGAAAGGCAGTGGGAAAAAGAGTGTGGATGCTGTGGCAAAGGAAGTTATTGCCGGAAAGTGGGGGAACGGCGCGAACAGGAAGAAGAAACTGCAGGCTGCGGGATATGATTATGGGGCAGTGCAGAAACGGGTGAATGAAATGTTGAAGAAATAGGGAATGGACCTGCTGTTGTCTGTAGAGAAATCTGCGGATGACGGCAGGCTTATTTTTTTGTTTGAGGTTTCAAACTTTTATGTGACAAACATAACTGTCTGTGCTATTATAAAAACGATATAAGCGAAAATGACTTTTGCGGAAACGAAAGTATCTTTATATTTTTTTTACCGGTATACTTCCTATAATGGGAATGAATACTTGCAAAGTTGATTACTAATATTTTTCTATTATTACAGGTACAATAAGAACATGTAATAGCGGAAATGAGGTATAGTTACTTGCAGATAGAGAAGTATATTGCGGATAAAATAACATCTTTATGTGAAAAGCGTGATATCAGTAAATACAGATTATCGCAACTGTCGGGAATTTCCCAGTCGTCACTGGGAAGAATCATGGCGCAGGAAAACCTGCCGTCGCTGATCACACTTGAAAAAATATGTGCAGCTTTGGGCGTGACATTATCGCAGTTTTTTCAGGAAGGTAATTCAGAGAATCTGACAGAAAAACAGAAAGAAGTTCTAGGGATATGGAACGATCTGAGTACAAATGAGCAGGAAACAGTAATGTCAATGCTGCGTGGACTTCGGAAGTAGAAGAACAGTTCGAGTATATGTATCGGCTGTTCTTTTTTGTTTTTGAACGTTAAAACAGTAATTTTTTCTTGTGCATAGTAGAACGTTAAAGTATAATAAAATCAGTTTTTTGCATAAGTTTAAAAGCTATAATAAGGAAATCGGCAAACCAGATGAAAGTCTGGGACGCAAAGCTACAGGGCCTGTAAAATGGCAGCCAGTTGCATGAAATGACGTGCACTGTCTGTTTGACAGTGTTTTTTTTGCGGTGTTATTTCATAGACGTAACAATAATGATTTTATCAGGAAAGAGAGAAAAATATGAAAATCAAAAAAGTACAAAGCGTATGTCTTATTTTGGCATGTATAGCAGCAACAGGACTTATAGGATGTGGAAAAACAGATGAAACGTCAAAGAAGCACGAAGCAATTACTTTTATGGCTCCTTATCTGGAGGTGGACAGCTTTATAGAAGAGGTGCATAAAACATATCCGGAGATTGAGCTTGAAGTAGTCCCGTACAGCGGAGCAAACACAACAACCTGTCTGCAGAATATGTTAGAGGCAGATGATCTTCCGGACATCTGCACACAGACTTTTTATAAGCCGGATGTGGTGGATGTCAGTGATAAGATGATTGATCTCTCCGGATACGATTTTACAGATAATTATGTGGAATCACGTCTGAAAGATGTATCCGATGATGGTGCACTTTATATGCTTCCATCTTTGTACAACTGTTATGGAATCACTTATAATAAAACACTGCTTGAGAAAAATGGCTGGAAACTGCCAACATCTTTTACAGAGCTTGAAGAACTTGCAGACAAAGCAAAAGAAGCAGGAGTTACGTTATGTATGGCACAGATTCAGTACCCAGGTTCAGCCTTTCAGTATATATGTAATATTGCGGATGCGGGATTCCTTAGTACCATGTCTGGAAAGCAGTGGCAGAAAGATTACCTGTCAGGAAAGGCAAATGTAAGCGATACACCAGGCATGATGGAAAGTATGGAATATATCCAAAAGTGGAAAGACCTTGGGATGCTTGACTGCAGCAACAGTGATCCGGCAGATGATAGCAAAACAAGAGAAGATTTTATAAAGGGAAACTCACTGTTTCTATTGGGACCACAGAATGGCATTATGGACACAGAAGATACAATGGACAAATTTGGTCTGATGCCATACCTGTCTGAAGACGGAAGCAGGAATGTATTTATTTTAAATGTAAACCGTTATTATGGATTGAATAAAGAGCTGGAGAATCATCCTGAGAAACTTGAAGACGCATTAAAAGTCATGAAGGTATTGTCTACGGTAGAAGGAACCAGCGCCCTGTATCCGGACAGCACATTAAAAGCAGGACTACTTCCTTTCAAAGATGCAAAGGCAGATGACACCTTTTATGCAGATATTTCAGATATGATCAATGCAGGGAATACGACACCGTTTATTTATGCTGGATGGGAAAATACGATTGTAAATACCGGAAACAAAATGCTGGAATTCATGCAGGATAAGGCATCAATAAAGGATGTGTCAGATCAGCTGGATGAGGATCAGGACAGCGTGGTAAATAACCAGCCGGAAGTGATTACAACAGTCACAGAGGAAATCTCACAGGAAAGCTGTGCAAAGCTGGTGGGCAGATGTTTTGCCGAGGCGACCGGAAGTGACATTGCTCTTATATCTCTTGGAACATGGATCAGTGGAAATGGTACGAACCAGAACAATGATGGCGTGAGCGGAAAACTGTATGCAAAGAATATTACAGACTATGATATCTGTACCATTCTTCCGACTGGCTGGTCACGGACTATTAATACAATCAGGCTGACAGGAAAACAGATTCGGGCATTGTATGAAGAAGGTTACGATGCAGTTGGTACAGGTAAGAATTATCCATATATGCTGGTAAATCCTGAAGATATGAAACTGGAGGATGGAAAGACTTATCAGGTCGCAATTTCCGGAATCAGTGAAAAACTGGCGTCAGAAACGGAAGTGACAGACAGTGGTATTGTGGGTATGGATGCGGCAAAAGAGTTTTTGGGGCAATTTAAGACTTTAAGTGAAGCAGACGCTGAATGGAAATAAGCGGAGGGGAAGGATGCGGAAGGCAAAGAGTTACCGAAACTTAATATTGGGCTGCTGTATGGCTGGCGGAGCGATGCTTCTTGCATTTTTTTTCCTGTATCATACTTATATCCAGGATATTATCTATGAGGAACGATTAAACCAGATGGAAGAGATTACCCATCAGATGTTTCAAAATCTGGAGGATGTAATCGATTCCCACTGGGACCGGGTAACGGAAGAATGTAATTATCTGAAAGATGCAAATATACAGACTACAGATGAGCTATGCAGACATATGAAAAAGAAATATGAATTATCAGCATATGCAGATCATAAGATCATGTTGATGGCAGTGGATTCAGAAGGCGGATATTATACAGAATCCGGAAACAGGGGACTTTTCCGGGATCTGGATTATTTTGAAGAAAATCCTGAAAAGATCAGTTTTGTTTTTGATTCTATGACGGATAACCAGTCAAAGATGATATTTCTGAATCGTCTGCAGGAACCCATAGATCTTCAGAATGGAGAAAAGAAAACTTCAATTCTCTATTTTGGAATTGCTCAGGACATGGAACAGCTGAATCCTTATTTTAACTGCGAGGCATATAATGGAAACAACAGTGTGTATGTACTGGATGATAATGGATTTAAATTGTTCAATAGCAATCAAGTAGAACTAATCAAGGGACATAATGTTTTTTCTGTTTTACAGAACATGAAGTATCTTCACAATTCTTCCTTTGAGAAAACAAAGGCGGAACTGGAAGAAAAAGGCTGCAGTTATTCTAATGCAGTTCTGGATGGAACAGAATATTTTTACGGGTTAAAAAGAATGGAAAATGCCGAATGGACCCTTATCTTTCTGGTTCCGGCAGAATATGTTGCTACGAATACCTTAAAACTTGTCAATTTTGTTACGATAGTTATCGTTATCTTTACGGTTATCGCAGCTGTCTGCGTTATGCTGGGAATTTCTCTTATTATGCGTAGAAATCAACAGGAAGCGATTCGTGTGGAGCGGGAAAATAATGCGAGACTGGAAACAGTGAATACAGAACTGCGGCAGGCAAAAAAAGCGGCAGAGGAAGCTTTTCAGGTGGCAGAGGAAGCGAACAGATCCAAGAGTAGTTTTCTTGCCAATATGTCTCACGATATACGTACTCCTATGAATGCAATCATTGGTATTACGTCATTGGTCCGACATGATGCCGCTGATAAAGGCAAGGTAATAGAGTATGCAGATAAAATAGATATTTCATCACAGCATCTGTTAGGAATTATTAATGATGTTTTGGATATGAGTAAGATTGAGGCAGGAAAAACAGTCTTCAAGTATTCTGACTTTTCTATTCTGGATTTTATTCAGGAACTTGACACTATATTTCATTCTCAAATATATGAAAAGAAGCAGACACTTACAATTATAAAAGAAAACATCCGTCATGAATGGGTGAATGGAGATCGGGTTCATTTGATGCAGATTTTCAGTAATCTGCTGTCTAATGCGATTAAATATACACAGGAAGGTGGAAAAATTCAGCTTCTGGCAGAAGAATGTGAATCGAATTCATCTGTTTATGCAAAGTATCGCTTTTTAGTCAGAGATAACGGCATGGGAATGTCGGCAGATTTCAAGGATATAATCTTTGATGCATTTACCCGTGCAGAAAATTCCCTAACAAATAAGATACAGGGAACAGGTCTTGGAATGGCAATCACCAAAAATCTGGTTGATTCGATGGGCGGAACGATCGATGTAGAAAGTGAACCGGGACAAGGCAGCTGTTTTGAGATTTTTATGGATCTGAAAATTGCAGAAGAAAGATCTGTTTCTCCGGCGTCACAGGCAGAAACAGATGAGCAGGATGGTAATATCCTGCAGGGTATGCGGTTCCTGTGTGCAGAGGATAATGAGATAAATGCAGAAATCCTGACAGAACTGTTAAAGATTGAAGGTGCGGAATGTACCATCTGTGAAAATGGTGAAGAGATTTTGAAAACATTTGAACAGTCTGATCCAGGTGATTATGACATGATTCTAATGGATGTGCAGATGCCTGTTATGAATGGTTATGAGGCAACGAAGGCAATCCGCAGAAGTTCCCATAAACTGGCAAAGACGATTCCGATTATTGCCATGACTGCCAATGCATTCTCAGAAGACATTCAGCATTCCCTTGCGGCTGGCATGAATGCACATGTTTCAAAACCGGTTGAGATGAAGGTGCTGGAAAAGACGATCAGAAGCATAAAATCTGGTGGGGGGGGTACCGAACCGCAGGTCACTGTACAGTGACGAATGGAAAGTAACCGGACATAGAAGAATCAAAAAGGATAGTTAGGGATGGACAGAAAATGAAAGGAAAAAGAGTGATTGCAGGCATTCTGCTTGCGGGAATTTTAGC